GGAGTTGCAGGATATGTGATACCAGATCCAAATGGAGCACCGTTGGGCGGTTTTCCATCGCCGGTTAGATATCCCACATACATGTTTTGATTAGGAGAGTTTAACACGATGCCGGCAACGGTTACATCTACCAGTCCGGTGTCAGGATCAGTAGGAATAACATATAGACTTTCTGTGTTGAATCCGCTCTTTGGCACATCTGCCTCTGCTTGCTGTATGATCTGATCGTTGATATCTATGCTGGCTTGATACGTGCTGAGTAGATCACGCAGGCTCGATCCATCTCCGGCTCCGCTGTCTGCATCTAGTATTTCTTTGTATTCTTGGCTGTCTACCAATGGCGAACACTTGACTCTCAACAAATGCGGATACCAGGTCTGGCTAAATCCGTTGGAAGGACGGGTTACTTCTTGCACAACATAAAATCTTTTCAATGCTACCAGATGATTGTCGAGTGCATACTCGTCTTTCAGGTGTGGTAGTTCTAAAACATCGCCGGCCATGATTTTTCTTTCCAACGCATCCACGCATCCACGCAGATGGAAATGCAACATGATATTGTCGTTGTTTAGGAACAGTCCAAACTGGCTGAGATTGAATTCAAGATCCTGCATTTGATAGATTCCACGCAACACATACACATCGGGGGCATAGTGCCGATCTCGATTTTCCATAAAGATCACATCTTGGATGCCTAACTCTGGTATGGGATTAGAATTCACAGGCAAGCTGGGACTGCTTTCTCCGACCGCAGGATCTACGGGACCAAGATATTTGTGGATGTAGACGTCTACACCGCCCAGTTGGAACTGTTCGTTGATGATACGATCCAAGTATCGGAAATCATTTCCTTTTTCTGGTCTGTATAGGCTCAATCGTGGAATTTTATTTCTCCTTTGGCAATATAATAGTAGTATTGTATTTATAGAACTAAATACAGTTATGGATGAAAGTATACAAGCCCGAGAACAAGTGATAGAATACATCAAAACCATGCTGGGCGATGGTATGATTGACATCGAGTTGGATCCTAAGCATTATAGTACTGCTATCGACCGTGCTCTAAACAAGTTCCGTCAGCGCAGCACCAATGCTGTGGAAGAAAGCTTCGGATTCCTAACAATCGAACAAGATGTGACTGATTATATCATGCCTAAAGAAGTGCAGAGCATACGCCAGTTGTTCAGACGCAGCGTAGGATCTCGTACCGGTGGCGGAGATGGCGGTAGTTTATTCGAGCCATTTAACCTGGCTTATTCTAATACTTACCTGCTGGCCAGCACCAATATGGGTGGGTTGGCCACTTATTATGCTTTTGCCAGCTACCAAAAACAAGTTGGTAAAATGTTTGGATCAGACATCAATTTTACTTTTAACAAAACCACTAAGATGCTGACCATCATGCAACGTCCTAGGGGCCCGGAAGAACTACTAGTATGGATGCACAACTATCGTCCAGATTTTAATCTACTGCAAGATCAATATGCCAGCCAATGGTTGCGTGATTATGCTCTAGCAACATGTAAGATCATGCTAGGAGAAGCACGTGGAAAATTTGCATCTATCGCCGGACCACAAGGCTCAACGAGCCTGAACGGCGAATCTCTAAAAAGCGAAGGCAAGGCCGAGCTGGCTGAGTTAGAGCTTGATCTAATAAACTACAAAGAGGGCGGAGATCCTCTAGGATTTGTTATAGGCTGATGTTTGTGGTTGGATAATATTTTTTTCAAAACCGTTGATTTTTGACATCTGATATCGTAAAATATATCTAACAAGGATATATTATGGAAAAGAAACTGATTGGAGTTGTTGGCTTCATCTCGGCTGGCAAAGACACGGTAGCAGATTATCTCTGCAATTTTGAAGAATTCCGTCGAGAAAGTTTTGCATCAACTCTTAAAGATGCTTGCTCTGCGGTATTTGGGTGGGATCGAGTCATGCTGGAAGGTCGTACAAAAGAAGCCCGCGAGTGGCGAGAGCAAGTAGATCCTTGGTGGGCCAAACGCCTTGATATGCCACACTTGACTCCACGCTGGGTCTTACAAAATTGGGGAACAGAAGTCTGCCGTAAAGGATTCCATAACGATATCTGGATCGCCAGCTTAGAAAATAAATTACGCACATCGCATGACAATGTAGTCATTAGCGACTGCCGGTTTCCTAATGAAATCTCTGCCATACGCAGACAAGGTGGCACGATCGTTTGGGTGCAACGCGGTCCACTTCCTGAGTGGTATGACGTAGCGATAGCGACAAATAGTGGCACATTTAACCATATGGCCACTGCTTATCCAGAAGTTCATTCTTCAGAGTGGGCTTGGGTAGGAACACAGTTTGATCATACCATAGACAACAACGGTAGCATACAGGATCTATACGATCAGATTAAACAGCTGATTAAAAATCCGGAATCAAATCTCCGCGACGCCACTGCACCCCTGCTTTATACAGAATCCTAGTACAGTTAGCGCAGACAGTTTTTAAGTTTGTAGGACGGCAATTTTTAAGATCGCCGTCCACATGAAATACATCAAACTGCTCTGAGTGTTTCGAACTAAACTTGCAGTGTTCGCACGATGATTTTTTCTTATACCCTGCCTGTTGCCAAAGCAACTGTCCAGCGTCTCCTCCCCGGCTGCAATGATCGCATTTTGATCTATAGAATGGTCGACCTTCCTTATAATAATTTATAGCCATAGGTCTTTGTTGGCATTTTTTACATAGATTCCTCACGGTATTTGCTCTTTTATTGAAGTTTTTAATTTGGGTTTTTCAATTAGATTTGTCTTTGCTGAAAACCAAGGATGTGTTCCTTGTTCGACGTGATTTTCTTGAGTAAGTCTTGATATTTTAGATCTTTCTTCTTTTGAAATACCTAATCTTAACGAGATTAATTGACAAGCGGACTGCTCTTCCTGATTGTAATGTATACTATAATGCTCCTTTAAACTAACCGCCTTTAAATTTTCTGGATTATTATTTGAATGATTTCCGTCTATACGATGTATATCATAGGTCCGATTTTCTTGATCACATGGAATTGATCCGTGGTGTGATTCGTAAATTTTACGATAGTCGTTTGTATTGCAGTAAATACACATGCTGATAGTTCCTTATAAACTGTTAGAGCCGGTGGATATGTCTAGTATCGCGATTGGCAATAATATTTATAGTTTTTTCAAAAACTCGCCCTTTTGTTGCCCTTTTTAGTCCGAGCATTATCGGTATTTTTTTTAATATTACACTAAATAAAACAAAGTAATCCAACAAGGAGTTTAAACAATGGCAACAATACTACAATCACCTGGTATAAACGTAAGCGTAATAGACGAGAGCTTCTATAATCCAGCAGGCCCGGGCACTGTTTCTATGCTATTCGTAGCAACAGGACAGGATAAGTCAAATGGCAGCAAGACAGCAACTGCCCAAGGAACTACAGCAGGCAATGCTGGTAAGGTTTGGGTAATCACAAGCCAACGTGATTTGACTGACACATTTGGTACACCATATTTTGAAACCGATGCGTCAAACAATCCAATCAACGCAGGCGAGTTAAATGAATATGGATTACAAGCGGCTTATAGTTTATTAGGTGTTAGTTCGAAGGTCTATGTTGTACGTGCAGGTATCGACACAATGTCTTTAGCTCCGTCGGCTAGCCCGATATTAGGTCAGCCAGCAAATGGCACATATTGGTTAGACACTAGTGATAGTCTATTTGGTATCAACGAATGGGATTCATTGGCTAACAATGGTAAAGGTGCATTTTCGGTCAAAATTCCTTTGATAATTGATAACAGCAACATGAATACAGAACTGTCTGTTGACGGTGTGACTCCTGCCAGCACATTTGGTTCAGTAGGACAGTATGCAGTAGTGGCCACTAGCGATAATGCAAATCAAGTTTGGTTTAGATCTACCACAGGATGGGTTAGAGTAACTAATGGGTTTAATGGAGGCAAAAAAGTAGTTATAGCTCCTCACTACTTGTATCCAAATTTTACCAACTCAGGAACAGGGGCATTAAGTGCCCCAACAGGCAGCGTATGGATCAAATCGACCACACCGGGTCACGGCGCATTCTGGCACATTCGTTCTTATAGTTCTGCTAGCCAGCATTGGACTTCAGTAAATGCTCCGATCTATTCAAGCAAACAAAAAGCCCTACAGGTATTTGACTCTACTTCAGGTGGAGTCAATATTCCGTTAAAAACAGTATTTGTAGAAAGCGATTACAACAACGGTGCAGCTACTACATCAACTAATGCTGGTTTCCGACTATGGATACGTTATGCGTCTGGTGCAACTAAAATTTCTGCTGTATCTAGCTCAAAAATCTCTTCATCAAGTTCTTTCAGTATACGTGCCACAACAGCGCAAGGTACATGGAGCGATGAAGTAGTAGTAAATCTAACTGGTAGCACATCTACCGCAATAGGTAGTACGATCGCCGGTGCTATCAACAGTATTACTAACACCGATATCAATGCCAATGTATCTGCTACATGGAATGCTACAACAAACACATTAACCATCCAACACAAAACCGGCGGAGAGATACAGTTCAAGGACCGTACCGCTACTCCGTTAAGTGTAGTTGGATTCAACACTTCTTCTACAGCAAACTTGTATGTTGCACCAACTGGTGACGGGTACGATTTTGAAGCAAGCAACTGGAAGCCATTGGTATACGAAGCACTGCCTTTAGCACCAACAACCACTCCTGCGGATGGAACATTGTGGTTTGACTCAAACTACGATGTGGATATTATGTACAACAATGGTTTACACTGGGTTGGTTACAAGCATGCGTTCAGTAACGCAGACGCTAATGGCCCTATATTAAGTGCAACACGTCCTACAACACAGAGCGATGGCATAACTGCCCTAGTAGACGGCGATATCTGGGTCAGCACAGCAAATCCGGATCAGTATGGTCACGAGATATATGTGTATGATGGACAAAACTGGAATCTACAAGATGTTACTGATCAGACCAGCCCAAATGGTTGGGTGTTTGCTGATGCTAGATGGAGTGGAGCAGGCGATGATGTAATGCCAGATAGCATACAAAAATTATTAACCTATGATTATGTAGATCCAGATGCTCCAGATCCGCTACTATATCCACGTGGTACACGCTTATGGAACACTCGTCGCAGCGGCAACAACATCAAGAAATATCATGTAGGTTATATTAATATCAATGCCAACAATGGCACAAACATCCGTTATCAAGGCGAAAGCACAGCCGGTTACGCTGTGGATCGTTGGGTAACAGCAAGTCCTAACAATGCCAACGGATCTGGAACATTTGGTCGTCTAGCACAACGTGGTGTCGTAGTAACAGCTTTGCGCGAAGTTATATCTACCAATCAAGCCGTCCGCGATACAGATACACTGGCATTTAATCTAATTGCTTGCCCTGGATATCCTGAAGTGATCGCAGACATGGTGGGATTCAATACCGATATCGGTACTACCGCACTAGTGATAGGTGACACTCCATTCCGATTAGAGCCAACAGGTACAAGTTTAACTAACTACGGATTGAACACAAGTCTTGAAGTAGACAATAACGATGCAGCAGCAGTTACATATGATACAAATTTAGCCATGTTCTATCCAAGTGGTTATACACACGATAATACAGGCAAGAGTATCGTCGTTCCACCAAGCCACATGATGTTGCGTACAATCGTCAACAGTGATGCCAAATCATACCTATGGTTTGCTCCGGCAGGAACACGTCGTGGTACAGTTGATAATGCAAGTTCGGTTGGATACGTTGATGGTCAAGGTGAATTCAAGACTGTTAGCTTGTATCAAGGTCTACGAGATGTGCTATCAACGGTTAAGATCAACCCAATCGCAACATTACCAGGTGTTGGACTAGTAAACATGGGTCAATATACTCGTGCTCAGAACGCCAGCAGTTTAGATAGAATCAATGTGTCACGTTTGGTAAGTTTCATGCGTCGCCAACTAGGCATCATTGCTAAACCATATCTATTTGAACCAAACGATCAACAGACAAGAAAAGAAATCAAATCATCAGTTGAAAGTTTCTTGTTAGAGTTAGTTGGTCAACGTGCATTGTACGATTTTGTGGTAGTTTGTGATGGTTCAAACAACACACCTACACGTATCGACCGTTCAGAGTTATGGATTGATATTGCAGTTGAGCCAGTTAAAGCAGTTGAGTTTATCTATATCCCGTTGAGATTGTTGAACACCGGAGCTATAGCTCAAGGCAAATAAAAGCATTTACTGGTTAATAACAAAAGAGAATAAGGAGCATTAATATGCCAATAGCAAGTTTAACAAGATTTACAGTTCCA